AGTGGTTGAAGCTGAAGCCAGACACATTTGGGCCAGTAGAGTCCTTGATCCAAGAAAACTTGATGGAGCAACAATCCACATCAACGACATCCCAGTGCTCGAAAGAGCCTATGTTGAAAACAAATTGGATATCTCAGTGCAGGCTGGATTCGGACCAAGTCTCGAGATTATCCATCCGGCCAGTCGAGAAGAACTCTGGCAGATCATCAAAGAATCCAAGTTGGAGATCGCTCGCGGGCTTATCGCCAACAAGAATTTCAAAGGAAGTACTGAAGCAGCGGCCAGAGTTACGAACACTAAACGAGCGTATCTGGAGGGAACAGTTAGTAAAGATGAATTCTCTGACTTGATGGCTCATCAGGCAGATGCTTCTTGGTATCTCCAGAATCTGCGGGAGAAAGAACTTCCAGTCAGCACTGCTGAAGGGATGATTGATCCATTGTTCCTTCCCAAAGTGGCAAAGGTTGTTTACAATCTGAGCAACGATACTCTGGCAACAGATGGGAACATTATCAATGCGATTACTTTCTTCAAACAGAAACAACAACTGTATCAGGAACAAGCTAAGTTTGTAGCAAGTAAAGTTCTGGGAAATCAGTTCGCTGAAAACCTTCCAGACATTTCTGACAAAGCCTTGCTGAATGCCAATCGTAATGGGGCAGGGGCTGGCTTGTTCAGTTTTGAGAACTCCAATTATGGGACTCTTGGATCTTCTATGGCTTGGATTGGGTCTATTACTCGGGAAGCTAAAGCTGCATTTAGAAAAGAAACCAGTCAGCTTCTTGAAGGTCCTCTTGTCAATCTTGGTCAGAAGCCAGAAGCTGCTATTGAGTTTGAAGGAATCAACCAGAAAGTTTCTAGGTCTGGGAAGCAATGGATCTTAGATGAACAAGGCCACCTCAGCAGTGTGGAGAAAGCTGGAGTAGATTCAGATCAGATCTTCATTACTCATGAGGAAACTCGTGCAGCAGTTCGTGCACATATTGATGGCTCTGGTCGTAGAACTGATGCTTATCGGGAAATCAGATCTGTCCAAGGTTTGGAAGACAACAAGAATCCCACTTACTTCAGACCCATTCGGCCAAACCTGAAAGACTATCCACACTTCGCTTTTGTGAATGATCCACAAGTTACTGGCACAGGGCACATGAGTATGATCCATGCAGCCAGTGAGAAAGAACTTGCGGAACTGATTCAGAAAGTTCCAAGTAACTATCGTGTGCTGACTAAGACAGATACGGAAGATTTCTTTAAGGCGCGCCATGAATATGAGTACAACAGAAGTCTCCATGAGAATTACCTCGACACCGATCTTGCAAATCGAGGAGTCTTTAGTAACTTTTTTCCCAAGTCCAGCCCAGACAAAATTGTTAATGATGTGCTACAGCAGCACTATCGAGACTCTGATATCCTCGTACAGGAAACAATTCGACTTCGGTATGAGCCTCAGTTCGCAATGCTGGAAGATCTTGGGAAGAGTTTCTCAAGAACAGAAACCAGTAAATTCGCCAGTTCCCGAGAACTGATTGAGAAAACTTCTAACAATCCTTATTTCAATTACATCAAAACTGCTTTGGATATTTCCAAGGCCAGTGAGAATCATTTGATCTATGGATTTAACAAGTCCCTGGATGAAGCATTCTCTAAGTTCACTGCTGGAGTAAGTGAGATCTGGAATGGGGTTAAGACTCCAGCAGATTTGGATCGTGTCAATGCCGCACTGGATACTTATGGGGTTAAGCCCGCTTATTACGACGCTAGTCTTCATCTGCTTGCAAATCATACTGCTCCCAAAGAGGTTCTTACTAAGTTTGTGCGTAGTGCTAATTCTTTGCTATCTCTTTTTACTCTGGGCCTTGATCCTCTGAATGCAATCAACAATGCAGTTGGTTCAAACATCCTTCGCTTCACAGAACTTAAACATCTGACCAGGGCTATTGAATCTGGGGATGTGAATGTTGCTGGGGAACTTGGGAATCTAGCCAAGATCAAAACGCCAGGTACAGGAGATGAAATCTTTGCTCCTACCAAACTTGTGCAGCGAGCGATTAGTAATTTCTGGAAAGATGATGGCTCCTTAGTTCGGAGATATAAAGAGGATGGGATCATCAAGGATCGAGTTGAGCAGTTGAAACTTCTGGTGGATGATTTCACTTTGAAGGGAACTGAGACTGTTAAGGAACTTGATTCCAGAATCTCTGTTGGATTCCAACGAGCTAAGTCTCTGAGTGAGGCTGGGGAAAAGATTTCTGGGAATCGACTGGCGGAAGAATTCAATAGATTCATCTCTGCGGATGTGATGCGGCAGATCACAGATATCGGTGTGGCTAAGAATTTGCTCTCTCCCTCTGAAGCAAAAGCATATATCAATACTTTTGTTAATCGTGTGGAAGGAAATACAATTGCAGCACAACGACCACTCATTTTCCAGGGGCCAGTTGGTCAAGCCATTGGGCTCTTCCAATCGTATCAATTTAACTTACTCCAACAACTCTTCCGATATACAGCTGAAGGTTCCAAAAAAGATCTTGGTATGCTGCTCGGTCTTCAGTCCACTCTCTACGGTGCCCAGTCCCTTCCTGCATTCCAGTTTATCAATACTCACATCGTAGGTCAACTCTCCGGAAACAAGGAACAGAAAGATGCCTATGATAGTATCTATGGTGCAGTAGGTAGAACTGCTGGCGACTGGATGCTCTATGGGATTCCTAGTAATATTCTCCAAGCGAATCTTTATTCTCGTGGAGATATCAACCCAAGACAGATTACTGTCCTCCCGACAACTATGCAGGAAATTCCTGTGGTTGCTGGCTGGGGTAAGTTCTTGGGATCAATGAAAGAGATGGTCGGTAAAATTGGTGGAGGTGGAAATGTGTGGGAAAGTCTTCTCCAAGGAATTGAACACAATGGAGTTAGCAGACCTCTTGCCGGAATGGCTCAAGTCCTTCAGGCAGCAGGAGGTGGACAGGTTTATTCCACTTCATCTAAAGGTTCTATTCTTTACTCTAATGATCTTATGGCTTATGCTTCCCTGGTACGTCTTGCTGGCGGCAGACCCCTAGACGAAGCAATTGTCAATGATGCAATGTTCCGAGTTAAAACTTATGAAGCCTCACAAAGACTTCAGATGGAGAGACTGCGGGAAACTGTTAGATCCACAATCATTGATAACAATGAACCAGGCGATCAAGCGCTTGCAGCGTTTGCTCAGAGGTATGCAGAACTTGGTGGTAGGCAAGCAGGATTTAACAAGTGGATGATGGGTCTGTATAAGACAACTAATATTCCTCAGAGTCAACAGCTTGAGACGAATCTGAAGAATCCGTTCAACTACAAAATTCAGCTCTTGATGGGCGGAGAAGATGAATAGGAAACATTATGAGTGTTGATCTAAGCTTTTTGAAATCAGTTCTTCCAACAATTGCCACTGCGCTAGGTGGCCCACTGGCGGGAGTTGCTGCTGGATTTGTAGCAGATAAGTTAGGTCTTAGTGATAAGACTGTGGAAGGAGTAACTAGCCTAATTGCCGGCGCCCCTCCTGAACAATTGATCCGACTTAAAGAGATTGATACTGAGTTTAAAAAGTTTACTCTTAGTCTTGGGATCAAAGTGGAAGAATTGGAGAATGCAGATCGAGATTCTGCTCGGCGCAGGGAAACTGAAGTCAAAGATAAGATGCCTGCATTCCTTGCTTGTGGAGTGTCTGCTGGGTTCTTTTCTGTTCTCTGGTATCTAATGATTAAAGGGTTTCCTGAGACTAATAAGGATATCTTGATCTACATGCTCGGATCTCTCAATAGCGCCTGGGTTGGTATCATGGCATACTACTTCGGCACTACTCGAAGCAGCAAAGAGAAAGATCGTCTCATTGCTAATTCTACTCAACCACTTGAAAGGTAACTATCATGCAAATTCAAGAAGTAACTCTTAATCCTCCTGCGCAAGGAGTTTCCGGGACTCTTGTTTTGGCGGCTGCAACAGTTGGACGGATTGAAATTACAGCAGCTAGAGTTGGCTTTATGGTGATTACTCCTGATGCACTCACTTTTATGTGTCGTGGGGCTGTTGCTACTAATCCCGTAGCAGGCTCTGATCAAGTACTGCTTGCTAATAACTCTTATCGAGTTGGCCCTTTTGTTCTGGGGGAATATCTCTGCTTTATTTCGACGCCTGGGGGAAATGTTTATTATACCCCACAGAGTTAATTAGGGGAATCTTTTATGAGAAAATTTCCTTTGGGATTTACATTGACAGGTGGCGGAGGGTCGGCTCCTGCAAGTCAGCCATTGAGATTTGCAACTAATTCAAATTTCTTTCCAAGTTCCGCAAATGTATCGAGCGGCACTAGGCTGATGTATAAGAATAGGTCATCATTCTTTACAGGAAGCGGCGCCCTGTCTCAAATTGTTTTGAGTGCTTATAATCTTTTTGTGGGAGTTGGAGGAGTTACTTTTACTGGGAACTCCTTTACCATTCATGAGTTGGATTAACTCATTGAATAGATATTGCCCCCGCAGGGCGTTGCACATTGTTGCCGGGGATTGCGTTTGATAATTCAGGTGCATCTCACCTCCTCCTATTGCTACGAATGCTGTACCGCTAACCTTTTGCACATAGACAAATAGCCTTTGGCCAAATACTAAATTTAAATTTACGGGCACGGTTACATCAAAAGATTGCGTACCGTTTGGTATTGATGCACTCCAAATTGTTTGTAAAACAGCCCCGTTATTATCGACAATGATAATTCTTGATGATGCTGTTGATCCGAAGTTACCAGCTATCCCGTAAATACGCAATGTACCTTTTACATTGGTATCCATTTGCGCATCAAAGAAATAACTACCATCAGTAGCCCACGTAGGGCTGTCTATTTTTTCGGTTGTTACATCTTTTGCTGTTTGATTGATTGAATGTGGTTCGTACCCGACAGTTTGAATTTGCGGAAAGTAATTTTCGCTATCGGCTTCTGTTTGCGTTTGTATGAATATTGCGTTAAGACGCTCCTTAAACGGTATCGGCGTTAGCTCAACTAAAACCTTTTCAGGCACGTCAATAGGGATTTGATATTTTACATCTTTGTAAGCTTTGATCTTAACCGCAAGGCTATCTTCAGTTAAATTACATTCGACACTATCGCCCTGGTCCCCAAACGTTGTAAAATCAAACTTCCCCTT